TTTCTAATAATGACTGGTTTGGAAATGATGAGATTACAACTGCCGTTGCTTTGGCAATAGATCAAAAATTAAAGTCGGAAGGCTTTGATCCGAATACAAAAGAGTTTTATAATGAAGTAGATAAACGTTTGCAACATGAGTTGCCAAATAAGTTTGATTCAGATCGTGTGATGGATAACACGGGTAAACCATCTCAAGTGGTAGCAGGATCATCACGAAAATCCTCTCCTATCGGAAAGAAAGTTAAACTCTCTAAAAGAGATGTAGAACTTGCTAAGAAGTGGGACATTCCTCTTGACAGATATGCCGCAGAAAAGCGTAAGATAAGTAAGCTTGATGAGGGCAATTATTCAACTATAGAAACAAAACGTGCTTAAGTGTAAAACCACTTATACATATACATAAAGGAAAATTTTATGGAAACAGAAAATATTATTACTCCCGAAGATGATAATGAAGCCTCTGAACAGAAAAGTCGTGAAGCTTCTAAACGAACAAACGACCAACGTACTTATTATGAAACAGACAGTTGGTTGGATATTCCAGAAGAAGTACAAACGAAATTTCTTGATTTAGGAATTAAATTAGGATGGCTTCGTATTTATCTTAACGGAGAAGAAGATTATAAAGCTGTTGGTAAAAAAATTAACGAAGGGTGGGAGTTCGTAACTTCTGAAGAAGTGCCTGAAATGACTGTTGGCTACGGTTATAGTAAATCTACAGACAGGTTTGAAAACTGTATTGTTCGTGGAGATGTTGCGTTAGCCAAGATCCCTCTTTCCAATTGGCAAGAGCGTAAGGATCGTGGCATCCAACGTAACAAGGACATGAATGATGCTATCAATGCTCGTCTGATGTCTATGCAGGACCGGCGTATGCCGATCAGCGATAACAGTAAGTCAAGAGTTACAGTAGGGCAACGACCAGTTTCTTTCGATACAGAGGATAAGTCTTAACAAAAAAAATAATAATAAAAAAAATCCATAGGGTTTGACTCTTTATATATGTATAAGTAAAAAAAAGCCAATCTATTGGCTAAAAAAAAATATATATATAGGAGAACCCTTATGAGTTCATCAAAAGCTCTATCTGGTTTTCACCCATCACGTAAACGCGGGAGTGCACCTAACTCTTGTGGAGTAACTGAATATAAAATTGCCCAGAATAACGCTGCTGCGTTGTATTCTGGCGATCTTGTTAAGTTATCCAGTGGTTATATAGCTCCTGTCGCTACAACCACCGACTATGCTGTCGGTGTGTTGATGGGTGTTCGCTACGTGGATAAAACATCTAAGCAGCCTGTATGGGCCAGCTATATTAATGCATCTGTTTCTTCAGATGATAGCAATACATACGCGCTCGTAGATGATGATCCCGACTCAACTTACGTTATTCAAGCAGACGCCGCCTTAACTATTGGCGACTTAGTCTTGAATTTTGACGTAACTCTTGGTTCCGGCAGTACTGTTACAGGACGATCCGGCTTTGGAATTAAAGCCGGTTCTCGTGTTGCTACTACTGCTATGCTCCGACCTGTTGCCCTTTATACCGAACCGGGTAACGCTTGGGGTGATACCGCAACCAAAGTAGAATGCCGAATCCAGCGTAATCAACAGTACACAGTTGTTGCTTGCGTTGTTGGACCGGTTTAATAGCAGGAGAAATGAAAAATGGCTATTAATAGAGGTAATATATCAAAAGAACTATTACCCGGTCTAAATGCAATTTTTGGTTTAGAATATGGTAGTGTTGACGACGAAAACAATACTTTGTTCGAGACTGAAAATTCTGATCGGGCTTTCGAGGAAGAAGTTCTTTTCACCATGTTCGGTGAAGCTCCCGTAAAATCTGAAGGTGCTGCTGTTCAGTATGATTCTGCACAGGAAGCATATACATCTCGTTACACACACGAGACTGTTGCTTTGGCTTTTGCTGTTACTGAAGAAGCTATGGAAGATAATCTTTATGATACTTTCGCTAAGGTACGTGCTAAAGGTCTTGCTCGTGCTATGGCTTCAACTAAACAGGTTAAGGGCGCGAACGTCTTCAATAACGCTTTCTCCGCAAGTTATGTTGGCGGGGATGCTGTTGCTTTAATTTCTGATTCTCATCCTACTATTGGTGATGGAAATCAGAGTAACAAGATTGGCACTTCAGCCATTGCAGTTTCAACTATTGAAACGGCTGTGACTGCCATCAATAAGATTAAGGATGATCGTGGAATCTTGGTTGGTGCTTCACCGACTTCGGTCCATATTCCTCCTGAACTTGCTTTTGAAACGGAAATGCTACTGAAATCAGCTGGTTTACCACTTGGTTCAGTAACTTATTCCAGTTCACTATATGCTCCTAACGATCTTAATCCGATTAAGAGTTTAGGTATTCTACCCGGTGGTTCTCATGTGAATCGCCGGTTCACGGATACTGATAATTGGTTTGTTAAAACAGATTGTCCAAATGGTACCAAGATGTTCAATCGTAGTCCTCTTGCTACCAAAATGGAGCCGGATTTTGATACTGGAAATCTTCGTTTTAAAGCTCGTGAGCGTTATAGCTTTGGTTGGTCTGACTGGCGTCATTGGTTTGGTGCTGAAGTCTAATCAATAATAGTAATAAGAAAAAAAGCTATAATAAAATATAAATTTGAACGGAGAAATATCTACATACATAATATGTAATTGATAACTTCTCCGTTCATTTTTATAAAAAAAATAGATACTATAAAAGGAAGAAATTATGGGATTCACACTAACACCAGTTGTTGTAACAGCTACAGGAACGGTTACTTCTAATCTAAAGGGAACTGCGCGACTAGCTAGTTTTACATTTTCTAATCATGGAACTACGGCTGCTTCAGCAGTAACCTTTTGGGAACTAACTTCTGCTGGTGAAGTAGCTGCTTCTGAAAAGTTTCATATTACATTAGCTTCTGCTTCACTCCCCGGTTCTACCATGACACAGGTTTATAATGAGGGAGATGCTATTAAGTTCAATAATGGAATTTATGCATCTGTAGCTGCCAATGTTGTTGGACTGATTACCCACATTTAAAGAAAATGGCTATTTCAGGAACAACTACATTCAATCTTGGGATTGATGATATTATCAATGAAGCCTTATCTCAGGTAGGGGGTGAGGTTACTCAGGGAGAAGAAGTTCTAGAAGCTCGTAGGAGTCTTGATCTGTTATTAAGAGAATGGCAGAACAGAGGATTTGCACTTTGGAAAACTGCTCTCGGTACTTTTACTGCTTCCGATTCGAGTGTTACTGAAACACTACCAACAGATCTTATAGACGTTATAGTTGCTACATCCCGTAAAGATACTACTGATCTAGAATTAACCAGAATTAACATGGAAGATTATGAAAGATTACCAGATAAAACTCAAACAGGAAGACCAGTACAATATGCCATCCAGCATGGAACAGCTGGTCAGACTATGTATTTATGGCCGTTAGCAGATGCTGCAGATACTTATACGATACGATATCGTTATTTCGGTTATACAGATGATAGCAGTAAATCTACCTATAATGCTGATGTTCCCACTCGTATGTTACCGGCTCTTACAGCTGGTTTAGCCTACAAGATGGCTATAAAAAGACCCGGTGTTCCTGATGCACGAATACAAATGTTAAAGACACTTTATGACGAAATATTTACGACAGCTTTTGAAGCAGACAGAGAAAGAAGTAGTCTGTTTATGAGGCCGAGTTTCAGGTTCTAGAATAGTCTCATGGCTGGTAATATTAAATCATGGTTTATTTCAGACAGAAGTGGATTTCGTTTTAAATATAAGGATCGTATTAAAGAAGAAGGAACACAGTACGTAGTTGGACCCGGTGAGTCGGATGGTAGATTTGATCTAGTCAATCATCCACAAAACAAATCACCTAATATTACAGGTTCTATAGTTTTGAAGGATGCCAGACCAGATACTGTTCTGGCTACAACAGGTGATGCAGGGTGGGTACCGAGCATGACTACATTTGTTCCTTCAAGTATCACCCAATTTACAAGTAGTTAAGAAAAAAAAAGAAGGAGATTAAAAACAATGGCTATTTCATCTGGAATTGCTATAAACTTTAAAGAAGATTGTCTTGAAGGTGTTCATCATTTTTCAAGTGCAACCTTTAAAATAGCTCTATATACAAGTATAGCTTCACTAAGTAACGGTACATCTGTTTTTCTTGTATCAGGTGAACTTGCCAGTGGTAATGGTTATACGAGTGGTGGACAAATTTGTACTGTTACTAATGTTACTGTTGATGGTAGTACAGCTATTGTCGATTTTGCAGATCAATCATGGACAAGTGCTACATTTACTGCGCGTGGCTGCTTGATTTATAACAGTAGTCAATCCAACAAGACTGTTGCAGTAATTGATTTTGGTGGGGAAAAGACAGCTACTAATGGTACATTTACTGTTCAGATGCCAGCACCGGCAGCAGCGACGGCTATAGTTCGACTAGTATAAAGAAGAGTATTTACCGTGGCGGGTGTGACTGTTGTAATAAAATCAGGGCCAGCTTATGGCTTTGGTGATTATGGTAAATACCCCTATGGTGAGGGTAGTGGTAATTTTTCAGAAGCAACCTTTTCACTTGGGGAAGTAAGTTATGGATTCTTAGAAGGTTATGGTTACAATTCTTACGGTACGTATAGTTATAGTTATGGAAATGCTAACGAAACTGTTGAGTTAACCACAGGATCAGCCTATGGTTATGGTGGATATGGTAAAGAAGGTTACGGTCAGGGTGAAGGTGCTTTAGATCTACAAATATATGCATCGTTAGGTACAGTTGGTGTAGGTTTAGGAAAGATTACAGAACTAACAGGACAAGAAGCTACGTTCTCAGTTGGTTCCCTAACTGTAACAGCTGCAGCAGATGTAGAGATAACAGGACAAGAAGCTACATTCTCGCTTGGTTCTGTTGTTATAGAGACTGTGTATACAATAACAGGTCAGGAAGCTACGTTCTCAGTTGGTTCCCCAATTGTAGCAGCGGCAGCAGATGTATCTGTAACAGGACAAGAAGCTACATTCTCGCTTGGTGAAGTAGAGATTGTAAATACAGTACTTGTGGACATAACAGGACAAGAAGCTACATTCTCTCTTGGTTCAATAATCGTAACAGCTGCGGCAGATGTATCAGTAACAGGTCAGGAAATTACAGCTTCTCTTGGTTCTGTAGCTATAACCGGAACCGCGTTAGTAGAACCAACAGGACAGCTCATAACCTTTACTTTAAATTATGATAGAGGTTGGGGGTGGTTCAGAGAAGTAGGCGACGATACAACCGAAACATGGGAACTTGAAAGAGCGGCATAAAAAAAATGACAGCAATTACATATAATACGCTAGTAACCCAGATTAAAAATACTATGGAAGATGATGGTACTGAATTTGAAACTGCCATTCCAGATTTTATTAGAAGAGCAGAATTAACATTAACAAATACGCTTGATAATGAAGGTCTTACTGAATACGCCACTAGTCAATTTACAGCTTCTGATGCGTTTCTTACCCTTCCTTCAGGAACACTCGTTGTAAAGAATGTGAATTATATTAATTCCAGTGGTAGTCGTGTTAGTCTTCTTCTTCGTATGAAA